ATAACCTGCCATTTTATAACCTGTCTCCTACTCCGAATGTAATCACTAGACCCTGAATACTGTGTGATGCATTGGAATCATTAGTTACGAATTTAAATGATGCTGACTTACCTGAACCTGAAATGTTTGTTCTCTTAACTGGAGCAGGGTTACCATCAAAGATTGCGGTGCTATCATATAAAGCTTCGTTATAATAAGCTGCAGCACCCTCTGTGCTTAGTGTAAAGTTTGTTGGGCTTAGTGTGTCAATGTCTTCGTAGTCATACAGAGCAGACATAACGATCTCGTTGTCACCTTCAGCACGTAGATATGTAGCTACAGTATAGAACACTTTACGTTGTTCTGGGTCTTGCATATGGAAGAACGGTGTTTGAAATACACTAAAGATGTCTTCACCATCAAAGTCATTACCACGTTCTTGTCTGTGTACTTTACCATCTTGCGTACCGTGAATAACAAACTCGTTCTGCCCAATGTATCCACTATCAGCACAAGTAGCTGTGATACCTAGCATCTGGCTGTACTCAAACTGTAATCCGTTAGGAGTTTGTCTGAAGCCACCGATAACACCCTGTGAGTCTGCTGCACCAAAGAAGTAACGGAACTGTGTCTTCTGCCTGATGACTACTGCGTTTAGTGTTTCTAGGTCAATGTCAAACACGATGTCAGTAAAGATAGACTGAATGTCTTTTGATACTGTCTCTAGGTTAACGTCACCAATCTTGTCTGTACCACTAACAGGACGTAAGCCATCTTGTGATAAGAAGAGTAGGTCACCACCGATCTCAATAACGCTGTCTGTAGCTAAACATCCAAGGTCATCTGTAACTTCTTGTAATACAAAATTAGAGACATTATTACCAACAATTTTACGGATATTGTTACTGCCAAAGACATAGAGTGAATCTCTAAAAGACTTAATAGCTACTATAGGAAAGCCTACATTAATAACACCTGATCCATTTGCTGCACTGTAATCTGTTTCATCATATGGCGCACTGAAGTATAGGTTTGTCTGCTCATTAGGATCACCTGCTAAGAACATATGATTCTGAAATACAGCAGAGTATCTTGGGTTATCTGGTGCATCAGCATGTGTGATCTGTGTGTAAGTAGTACCATCATACGTAGCTGCAGGGTTGACAGCATCAGTAAGTAAAACTTTAGAACTACCCCAGTTGTACTTAGTGAAGCGTACTTTTGTTACACCTGTCATTGTAGGTGAACCAGAAGTAGTTACTGCAACCCAAGCCTCTGTAGCTGTATCCCAGTAGTGTAAGTAGTTAGAACCACTAGAAGGTGTACGACAAGCTAGAATACCATCGTTGATACCATTAGCTACACAAACACCTAAGACATTACCTGTACCTGTAACTGTACCGTAGTCGTTACTAAAACCGTTGATCTTACGATAACCACCTGTAACGGATGGCTCATAGTTGATCAAAGAGATAGCTGAACCAGGTTGAGTCTCACCTTGTGACAGCACATCACGACTAGTGTTAAGACCGCCTTGGCAGAATACTTTAAAGGATGCTAAGTTATCAGCCATTATGCACCGTCATTAAATGAACTAGTTCTTGCTTTACCTATAACAGTAGAACGAACAGAGATAGCATCATCCATCAATACTCGACGCATAGACTTAATGCCATCCTCAAAGTTATTCTGATGCATAGCTGCACTCTGTTCATTACTACGGAAGCGCATCATAAACATCATAGCACCATCAATAACTACGTGCTTAAAACGATCAGGTATAACTGCTACGTCATCATACAATGTCATGTCTGAAGGGTAAGACCAATATACGTATTCTACTTCATATGCTGCGTTAGGGATAGGTGTAACACCGAAAGATTCACCTAGTGTTTGATATACACGAATGGGTGGTCCATCACCGTTAACTTGATCACCGCTATCATCTGATGCACGTACATTCTGTGTGTACTCTTCAAAAGACATAGGCTTCAAGTTCATTGGGCTGTTACCCTCTGAGCTTAGCTTCTTAAGGTAGAACGTATCCCAGTCAACACTAGAGTAGTCTGAAGGGAAGCTGTACTGTCGTGTACCAACTGTAAGAGTTTGTGTATAAGTAGTCTTAAGGAAAGGCCACTCTTGACCATCCTGCAGAATAAGTCTAATGCTACTGTTGATTGCGTCTTTAGCTAAGGCTTGAACGTTACGTACTGTATCAAAGCCATCACCAGCAGTATCCAGTGTAACTTCGTTCAGTCTACGTAGTAGTTCATTTGTTAGTGCGACAAAAGTAGCCATAGAGTTATCCTACTATTAAATGTGTTGAAGGGCCAGCCTCTTGACAAGACCAGCCCAACAAGCTATGTAATATTAAGCAGCGTTGTAACGTGCTGTGATAAGCGCTTCTGGGCGTAGAATTTTACGTCCATATAGGTGCATACCACGTACGATGTCTGCGAATGAATCAGGGTCACGGTAGTTCTCAACTTTATTGATTTGCTCCGCTGATGCTACTGCATCTTCCTGACCTGCAACGATAACACCGTAGTTGTCGTTTTGTGCTGTTGTACCTGAAGTACCTGCGCCTGTACCTTTTGCTGGTAGGTTGTTTGAAACGTAAACACGGAAGCCGTGTAGGTTGTTCAATACCAAGCCATTCATTAGGCCAGTGCCACCGAAGTCAGCGTTAAGTACACGTGAGTCTTCGTCTTTCAGCATTTCCATGAATACTGGGTCTACAACGATCCAGCGTCCACGTGCGTCAACGTTCTCTGTGTCCATCTTACGAGCCATACGAGCTACGACTGTTAGAGGAGATACAGTTGTTGCTGACAATGCAGTTGCACCTGGTAGGCGTGGTGCTAGAGGAACTGAGTCACCTGCTGTTGCTGTAGCAGCAATAGTCAAGTTACCGAAGTCAGTTGCGTCTAGGTGGTTCGCTGTTAGGAACTCGCCTGTTAGGTTACCTGCTGTGTCATGCTGTGCATCACCAGATGTTGCAGTTGAATACTCACCTGCTGATGTGTGACCTGACAAGTACTGCATCACGTCTGCGTCCATTGCGTCAGCCATTTTATATGCTGCACGATCAGCCGCTAGTGATACATAGTCAACGTTTGCGAACTGGTCTTCGATGTCATCCATTTTGAATGCGAAGTAGTTTGCTTTGTCGATTGTCAATGAGAAGTCTTCATCGTTTAGCTTCTCAACAGAAATAGCTGTGTGACGCTGAAGAGCGTTAACAGTTACGTCTGGTTCTTTTTGAATACGAACAACATCACCTTGGTTGGCGATCTCACCGAAGTAAGAGTTGTTTGTAATTGCGTTAGTAACAGCCGCTTTACGTAGAGCGATCTGTGCCTGTTTTGAGTAGATGATTGGGGAGAAGTTCCCGTCAAATCCACCCGATGCGGATGTAATAGCCATAGTTAATTTCTCCTTATAGATATGGCGTGAAAGTTACACTACATATCCACTAAAGAGGCTCTTTGTAGTAGGGTGGTCAGCTATACATTAAGGGTGGCCGCCCTTTATGCGCTGGGCCTATACTCTGAGGTAGTTCTTTGTCGTGGCTAGTGCTTAAAAGCATACACACTTATTTTTGTGTATATGCTATAGTTTTACTTATGACTTAAGCTTTGTCAAGCTATTTCTTTGAAACATCATAAATAAACTTACCAGAGCGCTGAGCTTCCATGATCTCATCCATGCGCTTCTCGTATTCTTTGATAGACATCTTAGCTACTTGTGATTCACGCAAGTACTTAGACTCTTCAGTATCGTTAGGTGTAGTAGTGCGTTTAGTCATAACAGACGATGCCGCACTCTTATCACTTGAACTTTTCTTAGGCTTACCTGTAATACCCTTGTCAACTTTATACAAGTCAATCACACGAGCTACAGACTTAGCGTCTTCTACATTCTCATACAGAGCATCTTGTACCCACTTAGGCTGATCTTTAGCCCATTCATGGAATGTATCATCTGCACGTATCTCACCAAAGTCAGGGTGGATAGCAGCTAGTTCAGCTTCAGCTTTCTCACGCTTAGCTGTAACACGTAACTCTTCAATCTCTTTCAATCGTTTATCAATATCAGAGGAACGTTCATCAGCTTTCTTAGCTGCAATAGCTTCAACGATACCTGCTACGTCTGGGTATTTCTTAGCCCAAGCTTCAATCTCTTCGTTTGACTTAGGAAGTACAAGCTCATTCTTTGTAGCTGCTTCTAGTTGTTTCTCTAGCTTTTCTAGCTTAGCAGTTACTTCCTTGTCTTTCTCTTGCATATGGCGGCGTAGATCACCGTAGCGTTGCTTGAAGGTCTTCTCTTCAGCGCTTAACTCTGTATCATCCGCTTCTTGTGCTTCGGCTTTAGCTGGCTCTTTCGCTTCTTGTTTAGAAACACTTTCTGCCTGAACTGAGGTGTCCTCAGAGCTTTCGCTATCGGATTCACTATTGGTGGCTTCTTCCTGCGTTTCATCTTCTTTTGCTAAACCAGCTTGCTTCATCAACTCACGTAGTTCTTCTTCGTCACGTTTAACTCGTGCTTGGTTACGCATGTGTGATGCAGAGTTTACCTCTACTTGTTGAACTTCAGCCATTGTTTACTCCTTATGTTGGGGCCAGTCAAGTGTGACTGGGTAGCCTTATAGTTATATTGGATATGTTAGTCTTCGTCGTCGTCGGACTGTGATACACCTGCAGCTTCAAACTGTGCATCAATAGCGTCAAAGATTGCATCATTCTCTGCCTCTTCTTCAGCAGTCATATCATCGCTATCAAATACATACTTATCTCCGATAACAGTTGGGTCATCTCTTGATGCCACACCGCCACCTGTAATAACCTGTGGTCCACCGTCATCATCACCTGTTGCGCCACCACCAGACTGAATAGCTGCTGTTTCAGCTACTGTCGATGTAGTAGCTTGTTGTTGATACAAACTACTTAATATACTCTGTGCATCTTTTCCGAAACGACTCTGTAGTTGTTTTAATATCATGTCACCATTAATAGCTTCATGAGGTAATAAACTTAAAAACTTACTGTCATCAACGGTTTTATTGATCTTTATCTCTAATTCATTTGCTGTTTTGTCATCGCCTATAGCTCTAAGCATACCAACTAATGCACGAGAACGTGCAACACCTGTTGCTCTATTTAAACCTGCTAAAGCAGCACCAGCTAAACCTACAGTAGCTACTGTCTTTTCACCTTTAGACAGACCTAACATTTCATCTACAGCAGCTTTAACTTTATCGCTATCAGTAAAGTCTAACCCGTCTGCCCAGCTTGTAGGGTCTTTAGGTTCTGTATCTGTAGGAGGTGGGCCATCATCGTTATCACTTTGTTGTACAGGTGGTGTAGTCGTATAACCCATACTAATATACTTATTGTATTCTTCTTGTGTGTTAGCTGTAACCTCTGTACCATCAGGAGCGTATAACGTTACAGGCGTAAACGTAGGCTGTGCTTGTGTAGGCTGGCCTAGTTGCTGTAAGTTCTGTTGTGCTTGTGGTGAGAAGCTAAACCCAGCGCCAAACTGTGAGAAGTCTAACTGAGCCTGTGTACCTGTTGGTAGTGGTGTAGTAGGTTCAGGCACAGTAGGCATAGGTACAACGTCACCACCTGGTGCATAACCTCTTACGTCACCGCCCTGTGCATAACCTGCGTTACCCATAGCTACTGGTGCACCTTGGCGATACATCATCTGTTGTTGCTGATATGGATCAGGTTGTGTAGACTGAGTAGGTTGCTGTGTAGCATAACCACCTACAGCCATCATCATAGTCTCAATCTCAGCCATCTCTTCAGGAGTAAGATCATCGTCTTCCATCTCACCCATAGGCTCACCACCAATGCGTCCTTCAGCATCCATACGAGCTAGTTCTATCTTAGCTTCTTTACGTAGGTCTTCAAAGAACTTCATGCCGTAGAAACGAAGAACATCAGCAGGTACTACGTACTCACCTTCACTTAATTGCGCTGGGATGTCATCACGTACTTCTTCAGGTAGGGAGCCTGGTGGTACATCATTACCTGATACAGGGTCTACTTCCACAGGACGTGAACTAATAAACACTGCTTGCATTTGATCGTCTTCATTTAACGCCATTAACTTTATCCCTCAAATATTTTAGTCTACGTAATGCACGAATACCACCTTGCGTTTGGTGTATCTCTACTACGTGTTCTGATTGCTCTAGCCGTTTATGTAATTCTGCAATGCTTTCATCTAGCTCTTCACAGAACGCATCCCACTCACCTTTATTGTTAACAAAAGCTTTAAGCGACATTACCACTGAATCCTTGCTCACCTGGTGCAGGAGCTACGCCAGTACCAATAGTACCGCCACCTGCGCCTGTCTGATCTTGTGCATCAGCACCCGCTGGCGCTGGGCCACCTGCTTCAGGAGGCATTGCACCTTGTGGAGGTTGTGGCATAGGTTGCTGGAACCCTTTCATGATCTCAGCTTGGATAGCTGCATCAGCCATAGAGTTAGTCACCTTGTCAGGGTCTAGGTCCATACTCTTAGCGATCTCACGTACAATGTAGTCCATCTTAGCAAATGGTGCCAGCATTGGGTTAGACGCTACCTGTAGGAACTGCATTAGGCGCTGGGAGCGTACCTCATTAGCCATCAAGCTTTCAGTACCGTTAGCCTTAACTTCTAGGTCACCACGAATAGTTTCATCGAAGTCAAACTGCATGTTGAACGCAAAGAATGCACGTCCAATAGGTGCTAGCAGATAGTCATCTACGTTCTTAACAACAGTTCTAATACTGCCATTAGCTGCAGACATAAGCATACTAATGCCAGAAGCGGTACGTCCCACTCCCGATACACCTGTCTGTCCGTGTGCGAAGCTTGGGAATCCTGTACTTTCATCAGCGAGGACACGAGCCTTGTCAAATAGCTGCATGTTCTCACCAGCCACATTGGGGAACTTAGTACCAAAGATAGCTTGACCCGGCGCTCCACCTTGTCTACGGAACACCTTGCCTGGATACACGGATAAGTCTTGTCCTGGTACGAGGTTTGTTTCATCTATCTCAATTAGTAGGTTACCAGATAATACAGCATTGTCAACAGCCATTCGCATGAAACCGTTCATTAATGTTTGTGTATCATCCATATTCTCAGCAATACCTACACCAAAGAAGCTGTATGGGTTATGCTCATAAGGTACTGCATAGTAAGGAATACGTGCAGGTTTGAATGGGTTTAGTACACAGCGTAGAACTTTACCGTTAGATACCCAGATGTTAGCATTTACTTCATGTAAGTCTTTTAGCTCTGATGGAATGTTGATACCGTTCTCTTCTAAGATGTCTACGTCTACAAAACCCCAGAACTCTAGCACTTCCCAGCGCTCAGTATCTGTAGGAGCAGTATCGTCATCCTCCATCTTCATTTCCCAATGCTTACGCACATAGTCTGAACCAATAGCTACAGCATCTTCGATAGCTTCATCAATGAAGTATGGTCTACCTTTCAATGCACGTAGCTGATTACGTGACATCTTGTGACGCTCAACAACATACTCTGCGTCATCCATAGAAGAGGCTGCAGGGTCAGGGTAGAAGTTCCATAGTGATACATGGTTAGTAGATGGTACAGTCTTAACTAGTGGGTCATACTCACCATCTTCATCCCAGTTAGGATATTCTTTATCTACAGCGAATGGGCCTTTCATGACACCCGTACCTAGTAGTGCCATCTCAAATGCCATAGAGCGTAGATGCTTAGATGCACCACTCTCTTGTAGCTGATCGTGAATCTTCTTTTCCATCTTCTTAGCTGCAATCATAGCAGGATGGAATGTAGCTGTAGCAGGTGTAGTACCGTCACCCTCAATGATCTTCTCAGATACAGGCTGTACTTTGTTCTCTACTGGACCAAGACGACGACGAAGATCAGCCATAGTCTCACCAGGTTTTAGCTCTGTGTCAGGACCAATTAGGTATGGCTTGTTAGTCTCTTGAGTAAACGGTGTACGCATAGCGTCACCAGCTTTCTCTGCTGCAGGGTCTAAGTTAATGTGTACCGCTTCAGCTACGCCATCAGGTAGTACAGATGGGTTAATAGTAAGTGGGAACTTGTTGTTACCAAAGAGTACGTCAACGATCTGACCATACGCAGCTAGAGTCTTAGTCTTAGTTACTTTAACAAACACACGTGACTTTTCGCTAGACGTGAACTGTACATCTGGTCCGTATATACCACGGTAGTTACGATAAGAGCGTAACCAGCGTTCTTCATCAGCATTACGTGCATCTTCAGCACGTTTAAAGCGTTCATTCACATAAGTAACAACACTGCTCACGTTATCAAACAGAGTGTCTTCTTGCTCTTCTGCAGCGACTACTTCATCTGTCTCAAAGGATAGATCGTCTATTTCTGCCATTATTTAGTACCCGAATGTTGAGTCTGACGCTTGAAAGCCAGAGTGTTGTT